TTTGATTTTGTTAAAGTCACCGTCATAGCTGAGCGATGCCCCAACAAAGATCGGCATACCGACGCTTGCCGTCGGGTCTGTGCCGTCATCGCGCCAGCGCACGTTCTGCGTTTCCGGCACGATAAGCGCCAATGTAGCGCCCTGCGGCGGTGTTAGACCGGCGGCGGAACTAAGAGATGTGATCTGCTGATACCCCAAGCAGACAGTCGTAGATTTCAGACCCATGATGCCCTCTTAGGCTAGGAACTTCAATTTATACAGCGTGCTAAGGTATAAGCCAACTATCTCATCGATAGTGTTCTGGATGGCCGTATCTTCCTTGTCGCACACCTTATACCGCATATTCTCAACTTCTTTCAGCGAATCTTCAAGAAATTCAACCACATTCCCGGTCTTTTTGGCCGAATGAAGCGTAATTGGCCCAATCAGGCCGTGCCGCCCCTGATATTGTTCGGCCAAATCGTCCGCGAGGTCGATCACCTTGTCATAAAACCCGCCGAGAGCCTTATGCTTGGCATAAGACCGAGTGTTTAGATGCACGCTATGACTGACATCGCGCGCAAGGAAGAGATGCCCAATCAAATCCGCGCAACTCATTGTTCAATCCCCGGTAAAGCCTGCGCCGGCGGCATGTTTGGCACGATATCGCCCATATCAATAGCCGCCGCGATGGTGCCCTGCACGATATCCTGTATCTGCTCGGGCGTCATATTTGCCTGCGTGGCCTGAATCCGTTTCGTCTCAGCTTCATAGGCCTTGATCTGGCTGTTCTGCTCGTCAATCGCCAGTTTCTGCATCTCATAACTGTTCATAAGCTGCTGAATCTGGGCGGTTGTCTGCTCCATAGCCTGCGCCATCTGCTCCATCTGCTGGCGCATAACCTGTGCTTCCGGCGAGTCGTCCGTGTTTTCAAGCACTTTCGGGTCGAGCATCTTCTCAAACCGCTTGGCCATCGTCTCCGAGCCCGGCCAATCCATATTCTTGACGAACAGGTCGCCCGCAACGCTCCAAAGCGCCGGGTTGGTCTGGAGGATCTGGCCCATGGTGTCCATGGCCTCCTGCTTACGGGTCATATAGCTGGGGCCGGAAGCAACCTGAACGTCGTAGGTGCCGACATTCGGGTTATAGATCTTCATAATCTCAATGCCCTGCTCGTCGACGATCTTGCGCACCGCCTCCGGCTGGGCCGGATTTATGCGCGCCATGCCGACTTCGCCCTCAACATTGATAATACGGGCGACGCGCTGCGTGTCGTAGATCTTCGGAATCAGATCGACCAACTGACGAGCCACGTATTTGATCGCCCGCGCGAGGTTGTCTACGTAATGATACGTTGACGTGTCGCCCTGCCGTTCCCGTGCCAATATAGCGCGACCCGTTCTTTCGTTACTGGTCGCACCAATACTACTGTCGTATTGACCCGTGGTTGATTTAATGTCTTCGCCAGCACCCATTTTCGCCTGTATGAGGCCGGTTTGCGCCAGAGGCGGCTGAGCGCGCTCGGGCAACGGCAGAGGGCTTCCAGCTCCGTCAGTAACATCCGGGTTGACCTCCAGATACGGCCAGTTGTTTGTATTGGCCGTTTTCCATTGCATTTCATAACCTTCAAACTGGCCGCCATAGCCAATGAAGGGTGCTTTGGGGGCCAGAGCCAGCATTTCTGCTTCCTGACTGACCCAATAGTTATACATGCGCTGGGCGTCTTTGGCGTTGCGCACCAGTCCGGAGATATAAAGCTGCCCGTCGACCTCGAACTCGTTGCCGACGACGCGGATGACAGGGATGTATTTGCCCGCCCACTCGCGCTCCTCCAGCACCTCATAGCCGTTGGTCTTGATCCACATGACCCGGCGGCGGTCGCTCTCACGCGAGCGCAGCGGCTTGCCATAGGCTGACATTAGCCGCTTGTCCTCCGGCGTGCCTTTGAACGCCGTGATATTATCCGGGTAAAGGTTCAGCGTCGCCTTTTTATGCTCGACGTAGAAATACTCAGCGATGCGGACAGTCTCCTGACTGACCCACATGCTGAGCGTCTGGTCGCCCACACCCTGAGACATCATGCCTGTAACAGGCGTGGCGTCGGGGTATAACCTTTCATACTCTGCTTTAGGAATGTCTTCCGTAATAAAGCACCATTCCGCGTCCTGCCCGCAGGGATCCTGAATCATCGGGTCCATGTAGACGCTGAAGCTGCTGCGGACGCGGCCAATGCGGATGTCCTGATCGAAAGAGTCTTCCTTGCAGTATTCCGTCAGAATGCGGATGTAGCCCTCGCCGTAGACCACCTGATTATCGCAGGCGGTGTCATAGGCCACGTCGGCATCGGACATATACTCAATGTGCCGCACAATGCCGTCGAAGATCTCGGCGACCTCCGGGTCGGCGTTTTCGTCCGCCGGGATGACCCGCGCAGTCGGACGGTTCTGGCGCTGCTCGTTAGTTACGAGCCTGACGTGCTGCGGCAGCTTGTTGATTGTCAGGCACGGACGCGCGTTGATCGTCTGGCCCTGCACCGCGCCTCGGGTCGCCAGCACATCTGCCGGCCACTGCCAGGCATTATCAGGGCTTCCGGCCATGAACCGGAGATCGTCCAGCTCGTCTTCTCTTGAGTCAGAATAGGCCGCTTGGGCAACGGTAAACCGGTGCCTCATCACAGCCAGACGGTCGTCGTCCGGGTTGTCGGATACTTTGCCGGCAGCTACAACGTCGTCACTTGCCACAAGACTTGCCCTTCTTGGCCGCCGCGCGTTTAGTCGAGTAGGCAATGGCGACGGCCTGCTTCTGGGGCTTTCCGGCGGCCATTTCTGTCTTTACGTTCTTGCGAAAGGCGTTCTTTGAAGCTGACTTTACGAGCGGCATTACTTCTTCCTCGTTTTGGCTGACTGTTTGAACGCTTTGGCGGTCGGTGCGCCTTCAGCGCCCGGCTTGCGCATCTTCTCTCCCGATCCGGCCTTGATGCGCGCGCGTTTGGCGGCAATATTGGCGTAGAGCCCCGGTTTTTTTACGGGCATTTCCATCTCCGAAGACTAGCCTTTGCGCGCTCGCCGTTCTTGGCTTTAGCTGCCACGGCAGACATTCTTGCACAAAATGATTTCTTGCGCCCCTCGTCCGCTTTCGTTTTGGGATTAGGCGCAGGTGGCTTCAGCTTGCTGCCAGTGGCTGCATTATATTTCCGGCGACCTTTGGCTGTGAGGCCAGCCCCGGCCTTCGTCGACAGCTTCTCGCCACGACCGACTGATAGAGAAACCATCTAATGCCCCATCCATCCTGAAGAAGCTGCGTTGCCACCATACGTCATACGCGGTCTGTTGTCCATCGGCCTTGCCTCCCGGTGAGCCACGGGGTAGGCGAAAGTTATAGCGATAGCGTCGGCCGCGTCGGGCGAGGCCAGCCCTCTGGCCTTCATGTCCTTCTTGCTCTCCAGAAAGATAGTTCCCTTGCTGTCCGGTTTCATCATCGGCCCGGTCAGGTCAGACTTCAGAAAGCGGTCCTTCGGGATGCTGGCCGTCTTCAGCCACTCCTTCATCGCGCCCCACATCTCGGCCCGTTTATTACCATACATCAGCGGCTTGACAGATTTCTGACCGAAGTTCACCCCGCGCACCTTGTAGCGCTGCTCCTTCAGCCGGTCGACGACGCCCGCGCCCAGACCGCCCTCGTCAATGACCACCAGCGCCGGCCTGAACTCCTCTATGGCGTCGATGACGCGCCCCACCACCTCCATGGTGTCGTCGCCCCGGTAGCGCCGGATAGCGATGATGTCCCGGCCCTGCCTTACCGCGATGACCGTCGCATCCGCCCCGAACCGCGCCGGGTCCACACCCACGATGATCGGCGCAGATGGATCCTTTGACGGCGTTCGCGCCATGGCTTCTTCAGCGAGCATGGTTCCGATGAACTGATCGTCTGAGGCGTTGGGGAACTCTCCGTAGACCTCGACGTGGGCTGCGCTGCTGTCAGGGCCGTATTCATCGATAATCTGTTGATAAACGGCCTTGTCAGTTCCCTCCACGCTTCGGGCGTCAACAGTCTTTGTTCGCCAGAACTCTCGCTTGGAGTTGAAGCATTCGTAGAAATATCCTGAGTTACGGCGGGGGTTGCTGAAAGCAAGCCAGAACCGATTAGGAGTATTTTCAGTAAAGAAGCCCGCCGCCACTGACCAGATCGCGTCATCTATGCCACTCGCTTCATCGAACACGAGCATGACGCCCGCGAAGTTATGCACGCCCGCGTAGGCGTCCGGGTTCTCTGCCGACCACAGCCGCCCCTCGACGCCCCAGTAGCGCGTGCCCAGCTTCAGATCGCGCTCCACAAGCTCGGCTATCCATTTGGCCGGCAGCACTCGCGTCGCGCTCACCTCGAACCAGTGGCTGTGCAGGGACATGCTGAGCCACTTCGTAATCTCGGCCCATGTGACGCTGCGGAGCTGGGCTTCCGAGTTGGCCGACACGATGGTTGTCGACCCTATCCGGGTCGTCAGCATCCAGATCACCAGCCAGCTTACAAGAGCGGACTTACCGATACCGCGCCCTGAACTGGTAGCCATCCTGAATGTTTGGAAATCTACGCGGCCGCCGTTGGCCTTGATGTGGTCCCTTAGCTCGACCAGCACTTCACGCTGCCATTTGCGCGGGCCGCTGTGGCCCTCCAGAGGCGTGCCGGGCTTACCCCAGGGGAAGGCCAGCCTCACGAACGTCAGCGGGTCGTCCTTCACCTGCGACGCCCATAGCGTCGCCATCAGCTTCTGCTCGTCCGTCGCTGAGAAGATCGGCGCTTGCATCTATAATAATCCCTTCGATGACGCGCTGCTTCGCCTCTTCCAGCGCCGCCGTAATAGATATGGTCTGGTTGACCTCGACCTGCACGGACTGCGGCGCGGTCCACTTATGCGCGAACTTCAGCATGTCCATCGCCGCTTTGGTGTCACCGGAGCGGGCCGCCTTCATCATTACGTCGGCCAGCTCAGCCTCGCCGTCAGCGCGCCCCTTCGTCTCGGCATACTCCGCTATCGGGTCCAGTTGCACGAGCGCCCGATACTCGTGCGGCGTCAGCCCGGCTGCCAGCGCCATGGAGTCGCCGCGCAGGCCCTTCTTTGCCGCCTCGTAGATGCGCTCCAGCACAGCCTCTGTCGCGGAGATCTTGCGCGGCTCGTATGGGAGTGAATGAAACATGGTTTGTTATAGCATGGATTTTTAAAAAATAAAAATTGTTTACATTACGCCCACAAAAATAAAAAATTTCGTGCAGTCCCTGCGTATTTCTTAAAGGAGATCCCAAGGCCCAGCCCCCCCTCCCGTTTACAGTCACCTCAATA